CCCATTAGTGAAAACGTCGGGCAGAGCCGTAAGGCTCTTTTTTTGTTCCCTTAAACCTTAATTCTCCTCAAACTTGATACCATATACCTTATATTTGCTCTCAAACTCTGTCATCCCTATGTTATGCCCTTCTGTATGGTGCTGCCGGCATAGACATATTTTCCGATAATCCGAATCATCAACCTTTCTCCGGTCATTCCCCATGCCAATTGTGTCTACATGGTGTATTTCACCCTCTCGACCGCATATGGCGCACTTCCGAAGTTTTAAACATGCATACAGATAATGGCCTATATCATCGGTACGGTTAAGTGCAAAATCCAGCAGCGGTATTCCCTGCTCCAGCGCATAATCCAGCATGGTATTAATAAATTCCCTGGCAGTATCCATGGAGCAATCAGACAGAGAAAAATATCCGCATCCGGTTCGGTTGATATGTAAATACTTAAGCCATTCTTTCTCGACCTCCGGCACATTCCCGGAATAAGCCGATATATCATTGACCGTAGCATAAATCTTTCGGCGCTGGTCTGAACTGATGTGCCTGCCATCGTCAAGCCATATGCTGCAACTATTCATGTGCTTCTCAATAATCGGTTCCATGAGATTCTTTCCAGGAATGAATATCTGCAAATATGTTCCCTCAGGAACCAGCTTGTATGCTGTTATATCCGCTGACTCATGCATATAATCACCTCTTTAATTCCAGGGAAGTCCACTATCCTGCATATCATTTGGAGGCTGGGTTGCTGACTCTTTATCTGGATTCTTTTTCAGCTTTTTGATTGTTTCATTCGCCTGGGAACTGGTCATATCATGGATATCAGTCAGTCTATACTTTGATAGCACATTTTTAATTCCTATTCCCGTCCGTTTCAGTTCCAAGAATATTTCATTGATATCGGATTCATTAATCAAATCTGGATTATTCTGCTTGTTGTATTTAGTCCGGTCTGAATCCCAATAAACATCAGCACCAATCCCAAGCTCCTTACATGCTACGGATATAGCATCTGTTGTTGCCATCTTGTAACATTCATCAGATACATATATTCCAGACTTCTCCTTTGATGCGAACATACTCCCGCCGTTCCCAGCGATTGGTTTAGACCACTCCCCATCAACCTTTATGTATAATTCAATATTTACAAAAGCTGCTATCTCATTACCTGCTGTTTCCAACCACTGCCTCGTTGGGATGTAGTACCATCCTATCCCACATGGCCCGAACTGCTCAGTAAGGACTTTTATGCGCCACATAGGGCTAATATCGGTCATACCGCTGGTACGGCCTCCCTTAATGGTTTTCTTGGCGCTATCTGGGACAGAACGGACCTTTTCGTATAAGTCAAGATTCCCCATCTTTTTCCTCCTTCATGAGCGTTCCAACTATATAGATGACAGCCATTTCAAGTTCCTTTCTTGCAACACTTCCAATAGGCAAGAGTGACTGTCTATCCCGGAGATAAGATACCATTGCAGTACCGTCAATCGACTTGTGTTCCAGATTCATGTTTTATAATCTCCTTATAATGCTGTTTATGATGTTCTCTGTCCTTCCCCCTGCATTTATCACATTCTTTCCAATGTTCCGGGTCAAGAAAACATCCGCAAGAGTCACATTGACTGTTATTCACAATATTCCTCCAAAATAACTTCTGCCTCTATCACAGCCATATCCTCTAATATTTGGTCATAATGCTCTTTGACCTCAGTAGTAGCTGCATCTATGGCCTTTTGTGCAGTCTCTTTTCTAAAACGTGTCCAAAGATAGTGATATAGTATCTTATACTTATCTTCCATCTTGCAAACCTCCATAATCTCTGATATAATCAGACTGAGTTATTTTTTGTATCCGGTCGTTTAGCCCTGCCAGGCTGACGACCTTTTTTATTGGCTTACCATATCCCGTGTACCGGCTTGCATTCACCATTGCTCCGGCCCGGTTGGTGCCATTCCGACGGCGGCTCATAATATCACCGCCACGCATATCACCAGTAATCCGCTTAAGACCATCACCGCAGCGGTTAAACCGCGAATAATCATCCGGTCTTTCTGCCGCGGGCTTAAGTGTGTTTTTCCGACAGGTATGTATTTAAGCTGTTTCAACAAATTTCATCTCCTTCCCGGTCAATTGCAGAAGTATCTGCAATTTTTCTATTGTCAGTTTTTGAGGGTTGGCTTTACGCTCTCTAAACGAGCTTGTGCAAAACCCCAAATACAAGGCCAGCTCATTATCATCAAAGTTATTTCTTATTTTGGCTTCTTCTATCAGTAGCCGTATGCTGTCCTTTTGCCATTCTGACGGCTTCTTAGATTTCACTCTTACTTCCTCCTTAATTGCTAATCTTGCATCTTAGCAAAACGCTCAATATCAGTTACACGGCATTTAAAAGCTAAAGTACCGTCTCTATCATACAATGTCAAAAAATTTGCCTCATCTTCGATATCAACGTTGGAAAAATAGAATTCATTGCAATCAATTCCCTTTGCAAAACATTCATGAGTCTTTATATATACGCTTTTATACATAATTTTTGTAACCTCCTTTTAAAATACTAATTTTCCAACATCGGCAGCATTGCTGGCATCTGCCCCGTCTGGTATGACATCTCAATCTGCGGTGCAATCCATTCTCCAGCCGTCCGTCCATCTGGCAATACAATATCGTACAAAAACTCCCGCTCCACCGTGCTGATACCAGCCTCCACCGCCTCCAGCTTAGCCTTGACAATTAAATACAGTGCCCTCCAACGGCTTCGGCAGGCTTGCTCCCATGCAGTATGCGCCGCATCATCCGCCCGGCGTTGCCCTCGGCCCGGAGTATACCAAAATTCTTTCGCTGACTTGTCTGGGAGAGGAAGCAGAAATCGAATCTGCCGCCCGGACATTGTAAATCCGATAACCGCCATATTAGCTTTGTATCCGCTCACAAACTGTTCTGCTCCGTGTGTTTGAACAAGCTCTTCTATATTTGCCTTCGTCCGTGCCACGGATACCGTAGTTTTTTCAGCATATGCCATCTTGTACCTCCTTCTCTATCAAATGCTCAATCTACTGCCGGTGCCGGATGCCCAGCATTACCATCAGCTCCGCTGCTCTGTACCGGCCGTCATATCGGCCACAATCGTACAGGTCATAGTACACGGGTCTTGATGCCATGTATCATCACTCCCTTCGGCGGCTGGCACAGCTCCGGAACTGGACAGGCCGCCGTGTATGTAAAGGGTGGCATTCGGGCCGGCCATGTATCCGGTGGCGGCTCCCGGATAGCTGACTCTGCCGAAGCCGCCACAGCTGATGCCCGCAAAACCTTATTGGCCTTGACCTGCTTACTGTCTGCTTTCTTCTTCAATCAAACACCTCCCATTTACGCATGCGGGATGGGTATACCAACTCGGTCCATATCTCTCCCGTGTATCTGCCCTGGAGCCTCTGACTTACCTGTGGCCATCTCACGTATGTATTTGTGCGGAACATTACAATTCACTGCATTCATTACAATCTCGGCCTTGGTACTCTCCTTCATCAGTTTATAAAAATCCGAAAAAGTCACTTCTACTCTGTCCTCTTTTGCAAATGCATCAGCTATTCCCATCTATTTACCCGTCCTTTCTTCTCAATATTTCAGTTTAGTTGCATATCGAGAGGAAAATGATATACCCTCCCATCCGGCTCAATAACAAATATCATACGCCCATAGGGACTATCCTTAACTGCCGTGACCATTCCAGCATGACCATCTGTACACGCTGCACAATCTCCTATTTCTGGTTCTTTCATTTCACTTCTCCTTCCAAATACTAATCTACCTGTTCCCAATACCATTCAACCCGCTGCATGACAATTTCTTTAATATCATCTTCGATTTCTTCATCCGTCATCTCATCCGGATATTCCAGCTCATCTTCTACATCAGTACCAGCATATCCATAATTAGATTTATATTTTACTTTTCTCATCTTATCTCTCCTTCAAAATCTTAAGTTGGCGGCGGCCGGAGTCGAACCGGCACCCTCTTACTTTCCACCATGGTTATGCCAGGAATCGAACCTGGACCTGTGTGCCACACACCGCCATTAACTCTTAAAATACTGGTAAAACGCTATTGCTATAATTATTAGTATCTCTGCAAAAACAGTGCAAACAACTCCTGCTAAAAATGGATTAATGTACATCGTTTATCTCCTCCTCTTTCTCTTAATTCCCCGGCTCTTGCCGTTCTTCTTAATCCTGGCTCTCTGTCCCATTCCCTAAGTCTCCTTGTGTTCCTGTGTTGATGTTGTTCAGTCCGGTGCCATCCTGAGAAACATAATCATATGTTCCGGCTGTATAAAGCCATGCAGCATTGGTGCCTATCAGCGCCGCCAGCGTTACCAGAAACGCTATAAACCAATGCTTTGCATTCCTCTTGCTCTGCTCTATTACCTCTACAGCAAAATACTGCTCCAGCCCTTCCCATGTTGGCTTGTCCTTCTGGTTTTCAATGTTCATAAATATTTTCCTCCTGTGCTTGCGTAATACAGGAGAAAATGGTAAAATATTCCTGTATCCGCATTAGCCTGTTTAATGTGGTTACGGCTCCGGTTGGTGTTCGTAGCACCGCCGGGGCATTTTATAAATCTAATCTAAACTTTGGTCCATTCATCATCTTTCACCTCCTTTAAGAAATACGACTGTTAGGGCGCCTGGAATCATCAAGAAATTTAACAGCCTTTACAATCTGCGCTTTGTTGCATGTAATCGCAACCTTAAACAAGTTAAGAATCCCAGGATTACTTTGTAATACTTTAATGATTTCTTCCATTTTCACTCCTTATAAACTTGTTGATAAAATACTGCTGCCCTTTTCCAGTAACTTTAGTAGTCTTGTTTATTCTTACGGAGCCATCAGGATTATTCACTGTACTTTCCTTCACCTCAAACAATCCTGCCTCCATACTGCGTTGTGTTGGCATATTCCATTCAGAACCATTCCGTTTAATCAGATAGCCATTATCTCTCAACCAAGAAAATAACCTTTTCTGTCCGATATCTACGCCGTTTTGTTTAATCAGCTTCGCCAAGTCACCAATAAGGATTGATGTATGACTAGTTGCCACAGCATCGGCAAATATCTCTTTAGGCTTCATGCGTTGTACATCCTCTAAGAGTACAGTGTTTTGTGATTTTAGTTTGTCAATGGTCTTTCCAGCCATTTTCAAAGCCCTAGCCATGACCTGTTCCGGTGTATTCCATGCTTTCTCTAAGTCAAGGAAATACTAGCGGTACTGTCTGCCTTTTTCGGAACGTTGTATCATACAAATCTGTTTTGCCATGTCTACGGAAATCTCAAAATCTGTTGCCGGCCTACCTCCTGTACTTTCTTCCATTTTTGGAAAAAAGTCTTTTTCAGCTTCAAAACCATACTCACACATACGGTCAAACCATGTCGTGAAGTTGCTCTTAATTTCCAGTCCCTCATGCAACTCTCTTGCCGATACTGTCGGCTGTTCAGCATCGTAATTGATTTTTATAATTTCTTCCATTAAACCTACTCCTCTAAGAAATACTCGATTGATACCCCAAAGTACTTCGCCAGCACCGCCAGTTTGTCCACTTTAGGTTTACTGCGGCCATCACGCCAGTCGTACAATGTTGCTGTTGCTATTCCTGTATCAGTAGAAACCCGATAAATAGTTTTGTTAGTTTCTTCCAATAACAGAGCAAATTTTTTGTACACTTTTTCACCGCCTTTCTTAGATAAAATGATTGTAAATATATCGGAAATATGATATAGTCAAGGTACCAGCAAAACCAATCACATTTTCGAGATACGAAATCCGTTTGTATCACGGTTTTCTTTCGTATCTTTACTATATCACGGTTTTCTTTTATAGTCAATACCTTTTAAGAAATTTTTCCGTGATATTTTGGAGGGATATTATGTACAAAAAATTTGAAATGCTTTTGGAACGAGACCACATAACTCCGTATAGGGTCTATAAGGATACCGGAATATCAACAGCTACATTATCAGACTGGAAAAATGGAAAGAGTCAACCTAAAAAAGATAAAATAGAAAAGTTGTGCGAATACTTTAATGTTCCTCTTTCTTATTTTTATGGAGAAGATGAAGATACACCAAAATATTATCTAAATGATGAAACTGCCGCCATAGCCCAAGATATTTTTGAAAACAAAGAACTGCGGTTGTTATTCGATGCCGCTAAAGACGCTAATCCAGAGGATTTGAAAACTACACACGATATGTTGCTTGCTTTAAAGAGAAAGGAACGGGGTAATATTGATTGACTACAATGTCCAATTGATTAGCTTTCCATCTGGAAAAATACATGAAGCCGTAACGCCTAATGAGGATGGAACCGTTACTATATTTTTAGATAAAAATGCAACCACGGAATCTCAAAGGCAGAGGTTCTGGCATGTTATGAGGCACTTAGAAGGAAATGATTTTGAAAAAGATGATGTACAAGATATTGAGTCTGATGCACATTACGGAGGATGTTCATGAGCATTAAGGGCGCTTCGCAAGAGTTATTTGTAGGAAAAAAGGATTCTAAAATTATAGACTTGTTTGGAAATTCTACAAAAATTTCTTACTCAGATTTAAAAAAAATTGAGTATTGCTATTTTCAAATTGGCGTAGGTGGTGGATATCTGGATTTTGTTTATGGTTCTAATAATGTAAAGCGTTTTGACTTTAATCATAAAGCAAATGATAAAATAAAAAGAACCATTGAACTAATACAAGAAAATAATCCAGAATTAGAAATTATTGAACATTCTACTGAAGATTATAAATTCTATCAAAAGGATTGGTTTTATCTTCTAATGCTTTTTATTTGTTGTATGCCTTTAGGATTGTTTTTAATGTGGTATTACAAAAAAGGCACAAAATCAACACGAATTATACTTACAGTTTTATTTATAACCCTATGGTGTATTGGGATATTTTCATCATGGCCACGCACTTACAGTTATCACATAACACTGAATGAGTATAATCAATGTACTACTGGAATGACATACCAAGAATGTGTAAATATAATTGGTGGAGAAGGAGAACCTATGGCAGAAACTAATATTTTAGATATTAATTCTACCGCATACATATGGTACGGAGATGATTCATCAGGAGCTAATGCAACGATGTATTTTACAAATGGAAAATTGACTTCAAAAGCGCAATTTGGTTTGAAATAAGTAAAAGCCGGCCCCTGCGCCAACAGGAACCGGCCTACATACCCGAAGATATGCACTATAATTCGCACCTATATTGTACCATCTTCGGGGCGGCTTTGCAAGATATTTGCGGAGCTGTATTTTTTATACCTATTTTTAGGAAAATCAATTGAAGGAGGAAAGAGAAATGACTACAAAAGCCCCGAAAAGAAAAAAAGGAGTACTGCCGTCTGGAAATGTCCGAGTGCAAGTGTATCTGTATACAGATGATAAAGGCAAGCGGCATTACAAAAGCTTTGTTGCTCCATCACGCAAGGAAGCAAGGGAAATGGCTACCAGATGGAAATTGGATATGAAAGATAAGCCCATGGAGCAATACAATGAACCGGATGAGGACCAGGACGAAGATATAACAGTGAATCAAGCTATTGAACGTTATTTAAGCGCCAAGAGCGGTGTTTTAAGCCCTTCTACGCTTAGAGGGTACACTGGTCTGCAAAGACAGTATTTCGGCGGCGCATTTGGCCAAAAAAAGCTTTCAGAACTGACAAGTCCATCTGTGCAAATATGGGTAAGTAATTTAGCTGCAAAAAAACTATCTCCAAAGACGGTAAGAAATGCCTATGGTCTGTTATCTCCAACGCTGGAAATGTTTGCACCCGAATTAACTTTAAACGTTAAACTGCCGCAGAAAAAACGTCCTAACTTATATTGCCCAAATGACAATGATATTAAAAAGTTGCTGGACGCTATTAAAGGCACTGATTTGGAGATAGCTGTATTACTGGCTGCGTTTGGTCCACTTAGGAGAGGGGAGATAAGCGCTCTAACTGATAAGGACGTGGATGGAAAAATTATCCATGTAAGAGATAATATGGTCAAGGGGCCAGACAATGAATGGTACATCAAACAGCCTAAAACGGATGATAGCACACGGGATGTAGAAATGCCAGCATTTGTAATTGACCGGATATCTGAAAAAAAAGGAAAGCTGGTTGATATGAACCCGGATTACATCACACACCGATTCGGGCGAGTACTCAAAAAGATTGATATACCCCATTTCCGCTTTCACGACCTCCGGCATTATGCTGCATCCATTATGCACGCTATAGGGATACCGGACCAATATATTTTGCAGCGGGGAGGATGGGCCAGCGATAATATTATGAAAACCGTATACAGAAATGCAATTGACTCTGAAACCGTCCGGCAAAATAAAAAAATTAATAAGCACTTTGAAAAATTGAACAGCATGTAATAAAACGGCATATTTTTCGTGTTGCATCGTGTTGCATATATCATAAAAAATATAATATAATCCTCCGTAATAGGCAGAGGAAGTGATGTTTAAAAACATGAAAAAACCTTATAAATACGTTGTTTTTCCCGTATCTACAAGGTTTTATGGAAAAGCTGCTGACGGGAATCGGACCCGTAAAATACAACGGTTTTATGCGGTTTCCAGGCTCCGTGTTGCATTTCGTGTTGCATATTTCCGAAGATGGTATATTATATGGAAGCGTCAGAGTTAGGTTCTGGCGCTTTTATATTGAATCAGAATCCTCTATGTACCAGATTCCCTGGGAACCATTTTCCTGACTATGCCAGCAGGCCCCCTCCAGCGGACCATCTGATGTTGGGTCGAAATAGTACCAGTCACCTGAGCCGTCCTCTGGGTCGCACACACTGCCATTCCAGCGGTGCCAGCTAGTGCAAGCATACCCGTCTTTGTTAAATAGGTACCAATGGTGATTTATGATACACCACTTATTAGCCGGGTAAGTTCCATCTGGTCTGCGGTACCACCAGCCGTTATTGTCCTTAATCCAGCCAGTGCGTTCCTCTGTCACCCAGGTTTTCATAAATTCATCCGGTGTACGGTAAAGCTTTTTAATTCCAGATGTGCTGCTACCCCAGTCTGGAAGCTGAAAATGTGGCTTGTCCACAATGGATTTCCAATTTCCTCCCCACTCCAGGCCAAGAGATACACCAATAGCACCTACACGGTTAAAAAAACCATCAGATTCGTTGTAAGCTCCGGCCCCATCATTGCGAAAGATATCAAAAGCAGTCCCCCACTGATGATAGGAGCTATAGCTGCTACCAGGTGCATTAGTTACAATGTTACCCGGTTTAGTCCTGCCCTGTGCATATAAAGCATCCTGATCTGCTACAGTCCGCAGTGTTTCACCTATCTTTATTTTTAAACCCTGTTTATTGCACTCGTCTACCAACTGCCCAGCCAGAAGCTGTAATCGCGGATGGCACAATGTGATATCTCTCATAATCATCCTCCAATTATGCTGTTTTTCTGCTGCTCTGTAATCCATCCAATTGACACGGCCCGGTTGAGTTCGGAAACCGTTAATGGCCCTTTACCATTGTTATATAGCCTTTTTAATGTTGTATACATTTTACACCTCCAACTGACTTAAAATCATTGCATCCACGGTATCTTGCAAGGTCTGCACTGTATCCCGTATATCCGGTCTGCAAAGTTTAGCAACCATAATGGTATCCTTCACTTCATTGGTTTCGTAATTTGGTTCTTCCTCGGTGCCGACATTTACTGTTTCGGAAGATATGACATAATCTTTTTTCTTTTTAATCTCTGACAGTTGAGTAAACCCGGTTTTCACTTCCATCGGCTGACCGTCCAAACCAAGTATGTAAATTTTTCCTGTATTTAAAGGACTGAATTCTGATTCTACCGTTTCAAAACTGTCTAGGCCGGGAAGAAACGACAGGGTTAGGTAATCGCCTGATTCTTCCACCCCGTTTGTTATTAAGTCGTATTTTGTGTTGTTTAATAATTTTAATTGGTTCATTTGACTCCTTTCGTGGATATGTTTTTTATATATCAAATAGCAAAATAGCAATTTAGCGAACAAAAATATTATCGGGACCTATAATATTCCCAATATTACAGGTGTTTCAACAGCACCGGAAAATATCGCCAGCGGATATCATAATGTGGCGAAATATAGTAATGGACAATGCATTTATTCTGCCTTGGTATATGTCTATACATCGGCTATCGCTAACTCCGTCATTGGAACCATATCCAGCCAATATGCCCCAAAGCAGGATATCAGCGCCTATGTATATGATTTTGCAGGAAAACGCTTCCTCATGATATTAATATCGCCAGATGGGACAATAAAACTGCTGACGTTGGAAGGGACAGCAATACCGGAATCTGCGGTTAAAGTAAGGGGAAGTATCGTGTTTTGATAAATTATGTCGGCTTATTAAACTTCCAAACCTGTTTCCAGTTTTGTCCGTCATAAAAATCATACCAGATACCGGTGTTGTTAAATGCGATTGATGCAATCTCGCCGGAGTCATATTGTAACTGAAATGCCCGGTCAGTTCGGTCAGAATACACGGCTGTAAAACCATTAATGTTCTTGACGCCATTTAAAGCCACCTTTGCATTGGCCGCTGCTAAATTGCTATTTGCAGTAGCAATATCCTCTTTGTTTTTTGTGATTTCTTGTTGCATTGCATAAGCCAACGAGGATGACGGAACAGTGTTGTCCGAATTTGTTTGAACGGTTGAAATTAATGTTTTTAAAGCATCAATGATTTCATTGGCTTTTGCAACAGTTTCTTCAAGTTTATTTTCGGTTTTATTCAGATTATCCGCATCAATATCCGGTTCAGAATTATTTACATAATTAGTTGGATTATAGCTATCCATTTTTTCTAAATTTTTTATTGTCATGTATGCCTCCTGTTACATAGTACATTTCAATTCACGTAATGTCATATTAACGACTGATGTGCTTGCTGTAGTACGCATAAAAAGTGATATATATATAAATCGTGTTCCAGTGATATTGGACACATCAAAATTATTCGTTTTTAAATTTCCTGATGTATTTGGTATCTCTCGTCTCCAATAATCACCTAACCCAGAGTTATAATCTTTACCGGAGCCACTGGAATCTCGCATATATATATAATCACTAACATATCCAGTAGCTAGAACCATTTCACATCCTCCAGAAGCATTGGCGAGGGAATATTTCAACGTTATTCGATTGATATTATCAAAATTGAGAGGGACATTAAATACAATTGCCGTTGTTACATAATTTGTGCTAAGAGGATTTTCAATATGGATGTTATCTCGCCCAAATGTCACGTCTCCTTTATAGTAAGGTCCACCTTTACGCCCAAAAGATGGAAACGAGCTTATTGATTGGCCTGGACCAAACACGCCATTATAATACGGCGTATACGGGTCGTCATTCTCGTATCCTTCATAAGTTCCTACGATAGTTGTATCCCCTACTCTAATAACAACATTTCTTTTAATATTTGATGCAATAAGATTCGGGAGACTTTCTACAAAAACATCACCTTCCATATATTTACCAGCTGTTTCTATTGTTTGTAAATCTGCGCTCGGAACAACATATTGATTGCCTAATGTCGGTATGTTTTGTGTTACAGTGCTACCTGCATCATAAAATCCTTCTCCCAAAGATAGCGTCTGATTTAATTGCAATTCATACCTTTCAGGTTGTATAATTGGCATTTTTCCAATTTGTTCATTATCACTTCCACGACCTAAAAATATTTTTCCTTTTTTTACGCTCGATGGAAGAGCAGTTAAATCACTTGTATCTGCATTAGCTCCATTTTTTTTAATTATGCAATCAGCCATTTTAATCAACCCATCCCTCAAACGTCCCAATATATGGACCTATTTTAACTCCCTTTTTTATTACAGCACTTGAAATTCCCGATATGCCACCTATAAAGGTATTTCCAGTCATATAGGTTCCTTTGACCCCGGCGGTTGTTCCATTGATAGAAGGGTCAACGTATTGCGCCCCTAGCGTTGGGATATCCTGTTTTAATGTTATTGAAACAAAATATCCTTCTGGGATATAAAATTTTCCATTAATCGGGAAATCATGTTCCACATTATAATAAGTTGGCATAGTTCCCTCTTGTGCATTTTCTGCTCCTGCACCAATAAACGTTTCTCCATACCTGACATCTTCTGGTTTTGCAGTAAGATAGTCATTATTAAACATGCCTCCGTTATATAGTATACATTCTGCCATGCTAATTCCCTGCCCCTTTTACGAGAATTTGAAAATCTGTTGATGGTTTAGAACCATAGCAATATAATGTAACAACTCCATTTCCGCTTTCAGCACTATCGACATATCCAAAAGCTTTTTTTCTCTCTCTGGCTACGCTTGCGCTTGGTTTATCCCCTAAATATGGACCACCAATAATAAGCCCTATGTTCTCTTTTGCTCCAGGAACACCAACAGTCTGCGAATAGGGCACAGATGTGCTCCAATTTTCCGAAAGAACCATAATTCTTTTTATACCTTTGATATCTTCGATTTCTGAGTTATTTTGTAATACAGCCTTATTGGTTTCGTTAATATCATCAGCCGTAAAAATGTCTCCTATTTCCTGATACTCTGTTTTATCTTCAAGCGTTGTTAGGCCGGTTGACGCATCTGTGGTCATCTTATATTTTCGTAATCCGGAAAATTTGTCATTTTTAAAATTTGTTTTCAAATTCATAGCTTAATACCTCTATTTCCTAGAACTTTGGTTCCCAATTTAAACGACAAATGCTGAGGACCAGGATAGGACTTTTCAATCAAATTACCTAAATCATAAATGATTTTTTCTATGGCATTGGCCTGATAAATTGATGTGTATGTTATCTTATCTGGGGTAAGGGGAGTGCTATCGCCTGTATAGTACGCGTTTCTTATTGCAACTATATTTTTTCTTAGACGTTCCATTTCTTTATCCGTCCTATGGTCCTCAGGTTTCCAATTCAGCTTGTTGTTTGTCGTATTTCTATATCCATACTGATTGAGAACATAAGATACCCATTTAATCGCCTGTTCGATTCGGTTTAGGTCTTTATAATCAATGTAAGCTTTGTCAGTTAATTCTATTATGTCTGACTGCGTACGGTCAAAAATAAGAGATTCTAAATACTTACTCATGTATTTTTACCTCTGCCTTAATTTCGTTGGGAGAAAAGTTGTAATTGTAGCTCTCAATAATACCGGTGCGGTATCCATCATAATCTGTATCAATCCTAACCTTCTGTCCTAGTTTTTTATTTCCTATAAGTACATCCCCCACCACATTTTCTGCTCGCTGGTAATATGCATATGCGCGGTCAAGCACTTGCTGCGCATTTCCGCTATAAACTAATGTTGCATCTGTTACTTCGCGAATATTTTTGTTAAATACAATATCTGGATTTTCCTTAAGGATTGAAGTGGTAAGATGGTTATATCTCTTACCAGTTAGTGTTACATTTCCACCGGTTCCAGTTATATAGGCATAGTTATCACCATACTGACCAATGGTACCACCAGTTATCTCCAAACTGTGATAAGGTTCACTAAAAATAACTTCTGCCGTGCCATTCAAAGTATCATTATATAGTTCTTGTGCCTCATTCGATTTTTGATATGTATGAACTGTTAGCCGGATTCCAGTGACAATATCAGAATGCTCCAATGTAACCCCAGAAAATACTTCATCATTCAAAAATTCACCACTCAAAGCATTTTCTTGCGGATAGATAACAATTCCATCGTAATTGCTTGTATCTGCAATAGCTCCAATAGCAAAGCATATGTATACTAATGCGTTTCTCTTTGTGGTATATGGTATGTATCCATAAAGCGGAATATCTGAGAATGATTCATCCAATAAATAATTAAAATCTTCATTCTCAAATATTTTCTCTAATACTTCAGAAACCGGCTGGCCTGTATATATTCCTCCAGCGAATTCATTGCCATCCAATACGCCCACTGCATCATGCGCGTCCATATGGTAATCCGTTTTGTTTTTCCTGGCACCGTTTTTAAGATAAAAATTTCCTATAAGCTCACCGTTGAAATATAAAGTAAGTTTCTGCTTTTTCTGTAAATCAAACGGTATATTGGATGTTGTCCTTACCGTGAAATTCAATGTGTTAATACTTATGCTTTCTGATATTGCATTGATTTCTTGCAAACAGTTTCTTTCTAATAATTCGTTGTCCAGAAAATCACGGTATATTCCATAATCTATTCTGGTAACAAATACTGGCCTTATGGGGTTTGATGTCTGCAAAAACGTTATTTCCAGTTTGTTATATCCTCTCACATAATTATTACAAAAATATCTGACTGAATCCGGGGAAAACTCCATATCTGACAAGAGGTTATTATCCGAGTACCACTTTACTCTCATTCGTGTACAATAATCTCCAGACATCATATTAAAAGTAAAGAGCAATCCTACACTGGTGAATTTTTGATTAAAGGTTACTGTAAGCATGGGGGATTCAATTATCTTTTCAGTTGTTGATTTAGGATATAAAAACATTCCTGGATGCAAACCTATTTGGGGCTTAAGTCCTTGGCTTTGCTTAACATATCCGAACAATCCTTGTTCATTTGATACTTCTGGACTTATATATCCATACGGAAGTGGATTATCTGGAAAATTGATATACTTTCCATTAAGCAGAGAAAACCGTGGAAAGCATAGAGCATATCCGGGATAAGAAATATCATCTCGCTTTAATTCTGGAAATTCCTGCTCTATTATTGTCCCATGCGGATGTAAACCAGGGCCTGGATGAAGCCCTATTCTCGGTCTTAATCCAGGCCTTGTAATGGATGCTGTACTATTTTCTTTGGCATAAGGGGCCAAGTCGTCATAAACAATCTTTAACCCCTCAGTATTTTGTTCTGCGTCAGATAATATGGATTGCTTTAAAAACACATCACGGCCTCCTCTGCGGATCCATAGCGGTAAAGGTAATAGATAACCCGGTCCAATGGTTACGTTCACCTTCTTTTCCGTTCTTGTTGATTTTTAAATCATCATCCCCGCTCGTTATGTATGCTTCAAACTCTTTGGTAACTTGACCATATGGGAATACCATATTATGAGACTCGACCGGAGCGGAGATAATTTCATAAAATGTATCATAGTCAGCCGGGTTACTTCTTTCTGCATCAATATCGAGGGTGTAATTATAAAATGTACCAATGATATCCCGGTGCATCCGGTAAGACTGCAAACGTCCAGAATTTTCACTATCTGCGACTGAAAAATTTCGCTTTAAGGATTTTACCCATAGGCGGAGATTAACTCCGTCTATGGTAAATACTCCGTTCCCATTCTGTGCCATTATACGCTGCCCTCCGTGACCATTCTTACACCTACACGATTCTTTTCGTTGTTTCCGAATTTGACTACAAGCTGACCAAATCTTGTACCATCAAGTATTAGCTCTGCTTTAGCAATCTGGTTTCCGCTTGATATATTGCTTTCTGCCAGTGCTTCCTTAAGAGCTTGCTTCATAGTTGATAGCGGAGACACAACTTCCGTTTCACGGTTGTTATCACCCAGGATAGCAGCAAACATTCCGGCCTGCGGTGGCACTACTGTACCAGTTGCAAGCATTGGCATTTTATATGGGACTGCTGCATAGGCAGACATGGGGTAGGCACTTCTTCCTCCATACCCACCAGAATATCCGGCAGATGCAGCACGCTTACCAGCATTAATTGCTATTGTAGCAGCAGCTATTCCGGCGGCTAATGAAGCAGCTACAACACCAGCGCCTACGCCACCAGCCAAAGCGCCCAAAGCAACCGCCAATATTCCTACTGCCGAAGCAGCTGCAAGTATACTTGCTATAACTTTTTCTGTTGGTGACATGTTATTCCAGTTCTTGGCCAACACAGCAATCAGCGATATTATGCCTGATATAGCAAGGACAAGGGGATTTAAATTTGATACAGTTCTTGCTAAAAGTGAAATAACACGTTCTCCGATTGCCATGAATCCTCCAAGGTTACTTATTAATTGTCCTATCCCCAATACAAATTCTGAAAACTTCCATGCTGCAAAAAATGCCAGTACTGCAAGTGTAATATTTTCCACCAATGTCTGGTTTTGACTTATCCAGTCCGAAAATCTAGTAAGCCATTCCACAATTTTTTCTAATGCAGCTATGATAACTCCCCCGGTCCACTCTCCTAATGGCTGTAAAAATTCTTCCCATAACCATATTCCCAAAGGCTTAAGTGCATCAATCACACTATGTATTGCTTTTAATGCTGCCGCAATTAAATCAAATACTGCCGGCAATGCTTGTTCTATTCCCCATTTTGCAATTGGAAGCAATACATTGTTAAGAAACCACAATAATAAATTTCCAACATCTGATACAATGGGTTTTATAGCAATTAAAATCCTATCAAAGCTTTCCAGCAAAGGAGTAAAATCTAAATCCGCAGACCATTCTTTTAAACTTTCTGATGCTTGACGGAAAAATCCTGTTATTTCAAGAATAATATCCCCAAGGTGCCTTAAAATGTTTGTTCCAGTATCGCCAGATACCCACGCCTTATCAAAGTTTGTAACTAGATTACCAACTGTATCAACCAGATTTGCAAAAGTAATTAGTAAATCATCCGTGATTGCTTTCCCATATCCTTCTACATTCCACACCTGCATAAACGATGCGCCTACATCACTTGCAAGCTGTTTAATAGCAGAAAATGTATTTTGCAACGAACTCATTACCTGTGGGCCATTTTCAAGCCATGATTCTTTAAGTGGGTCGAACAGTTTCCCAAGCGTATTCTTTATAGCCTCTGCCTGTAGCTTAATATCATTGGATACTTCTTCCGTGGTAAACATATCCTCTGGTTTAAGCTCGTTCTTATCTTCGCTTTTTTTCTTTCCTGTTGTTATCTGTATCAGCTTATCAAATGGTGCTAATGCCTTTTCTGTTTCTTTGGCTGCATCTTTTGTTTCATCTTTGGTTTTGTCCAGACTGTCCGCGTAATCCTGCTGGACCTTAACCGCTTTAACAAATGTATCCTTGCCGGTTAATGCCGCCAGCAGTTGCGCCGTCCAGGTGACGGCTTGGGATAGCAAATTGATAAACTGTGCCAGGGCCGGAGCTGCGTACTCAACCAACGGCGAAAAGGCTGTGCCAAAAGAGTTTTTAAGCTGGGTCATACTGGACATCAGCATGGATAACGCTTTATTGGTATCATCTGAATACTGGGACAGATTATCCATACCTTCTTTAAGGCCGCCTGTTACTGCTGATATTGCACGGAATACGGTGCTAAACAGGATAGAGGTTGCAAGCATACGACCTATTCCCATCCTTGCGCCTCTGGATGATTTTTCGGTATTTTTCAAACCCGTATTTAACTTTTTAGTCTCTTTTCCTGCTTTTTTAGTTCCGGTTGTATATTTGGTCAATGCGGCATTTAGTTTTTTTATCGTTGCAGTAACAGTATCATACTCTTTATATCCTGGTCCAAGTCCAGCCTTTTCTAAATCCTTTTGGCGTAAGGTGAGCCTTTCGATTTCTTCCCTAAGTTTTACCACAAGCGGATTGGATATCTTTGCATTTTGTCCGATTTCTGCAAGCCTTGCAGATTCCGCAGCCGCAGCCGCCTCTTTTTGTTTTGCTTCTTCAAGCTTCTGATTTAATTTTGCTTGCTGTTCGGCTTGTTTTCTGGCTGATTCTGCTTCCTTTTCTCGCTGCGCATCGGTTTTAAACAGTTCGTTTTTATAATCCACTAACGCCTGTTCAGCACGTTTTAACGCTAGGGCTGTCTGGTCATATTCTATATCACCAAATGTCCTGCCCTGTTTACTTAATGTATCAAGCTGAGCCTTTAAAGTATTAATCTGCCCTTGCATACTTTCGGCAGATATCTCCACAGGTATTTCAACCGGTTTAACAAGCTGGCTTTTATAAGCCTTTAATTCTTCGCTTGCTTTTTGAAACGCTTGATAAGTCGAATCAAATGTTGCATCCCCAAATGTCTTACCCTGTTTTCCAAGGTCATCCAACTGTGATTTTAATGCGTTGATTTTTCCCTGCATCGAATCGATGTCTACTGGGATTTGTACTGGTTTAACCAACTGGTTTTTGTAATCTTTTAATTCCTGGTTGGCTTTTTGAAATGCTTTATATGTAGAATCAAAAGTTTCATCTCCAAATGTTTTCCCGCGGTCTTTAAGCCGTTGCAAATCAAGTGCCAGTTTATCAATCTGTCCTTCAAAGGTCGATATATCCAATGGGAGCGCATTGGGTGTAGGGCTTATTAATTCTTTTTTATAATCTTTAAGAGCTTGTTGTACTTTCTGCAACTTTAAATATGTATTGTCATATTCTTCATCGCCAAAGTATAGGCCCTTGCCTTCCAAATCTTTGAGATTTTTTTTTAAGGTTTCAATTTCTCTTCGGAATTCGTTGTTTGATTTAGTTGCTGCTTCCATGTTGGAAACATAATTATCAACATAATCCTGAACACTTTTATCATACGAACCAATTGCATCCGCAGATTTTCTAAGAGTGTTTTCTATATCTTTGGCTCCAATTTCAACACCATCAGTATTGAATTTTGTATCAATAATCACGCTTCCGTCTGCTGCCAAAAATATCACCTCACTTTAGCAACTCTGCAAAATAATCAAATTCTTCTTTAGATTTGTCAGTGGATTTTTCAAGTTCACATAGCTTTTTATTGTTCTGTAAAAACTCCTGCTCCCACTTTTCTAAGCGCTTCCCTTTTGACAGTTTCTGCCGGATAGAAAGGACCTGAGAAAACAATCCGTCCCCAATTTCCATGAACCATCCGTAGAAAGTCCACCAATGGATTATCTGGCATCCGCGTGTTTCAAACCCCGCAATCCTGTTAACCGCCGGGAAAATAATTCCTGCGTCCTGTTCCCAGTCAATTACACGCGGTGATGGAGTATCTTCATGCATCACACCACAGTCGATAAACCATAATGCTTTTTCTGCCGCTTCTGTTAAATCCTGCGGAGGCGGAATAACGGGCCAGTAAAGAATTTCAAGCATTGCTTGTGTTTTCTCTGGGTCAGATAATTCTTCATCTGCAAAGGCTGATAAAATATCTAATATTGCCCGGAAGTCCTCGCGAATTTCATAATTTACCCCATTAACAGAGAGAGAATATGGGAGGGACCACGCCGCACTCATTTTACAGGAAATGGATATTTACCAGGGCCGGCATTATACTGATGTGTGTATTTCCCGGCTTTACTTTCCATTTCCGTAAAATTCTTACCGGTTTCTTGCTCTATGATTTTTTTAACACTTTCGAGTATTACCAGCGCCCACGGGTCTCCGGTTTCCATTGGCGTGAATGGGCTGGCGATTTTAAAGAAGCCAGAAGTGTCCGCGTTAAATAGATAATCAAATTTATCCTGAAGAGACTTGGCGTATTTATTGATTGTCTCTAATGACAGTTCTTCTTTCTTTTTGCTATCAAGAGTTGCTTTTAATTCCATCCACATGTCCTCGAATGCTCTATACACATTCTGCTGGCGCTCGAATATGTCAAGGTCGGTTGGAACAAATTTTAAAGTTGCCAGCACATCACCATGTTGGTCCGTGAAATCGTAGTATTTAACAGGGCTTTCAATACTTATTGGAATGTTAGGCATGATTTAGTCTCCTTATTCAGACAATGAAGCAGGGCTTGCTCCATCAGCTGTAAAAGCCATTGTTGTAGGGTCTACCGCACCAAGAGTCCTATCGCCCACATAGTGCACCGTATGCGCTGCGGAAACACCTTTCAGGCCTCCTGCAAAGTCTCCCAACTCAACGACACCCTCCTGCACCCATGCGCGCATTTTTCCGGTACTATCGGTTTTGTATCGTTTTACACAGAGGTACTTCAACCGCAAATCTGACAGAGTTGCCCTTTCTTCCATGAGCGTATCTATCTTCTGGGCGTATTTACTCTCACCCGATACATTGGTTGGGTCCACTGTCATGCTTTCCGCATAGCCGGTGATGTCATAGTTATTATTTCCAAGCACATCCTGGCTTTCTTCCGTCTCTGGATTCATCGAAATCGGCATATCTTCAACGCCTTTTCCAATAATCTCAAGTTTATCTTTTGTGATATTTGTGGTGCTTCCATCAGTTATCCAAAAGACCATAAAATCTTTTCTTTTTGCCTCTCCATCGGCATAAGTCCACGTTGCCACTGTTTTTCTCCTTTCAAATAAAAATAGAGCCATCACACAAGGCTCTGCGTCTTAGCGTTTGGCTCTACCATCTTTCAAAATCATATTTATATTCTATAGATACTGGAAGTATCCAGTCCTGCACGCCACTTTCCTGCGGTTCCAGCCCGTATGAGTTATCACGGGTAACTTTGGTTATCTTCCTTCCCTGAGATAATGTGGGATATTTTGATAATCGTTGCTCACTCCCATCAATCACAACCGGCTCACGACATAGCCACTTCCCGAACGTATCAAGAAATTCCTGTATGCTCATCTTCTGCCGCTCTTTTGTGGAGGATGTACGGTATATAATATAGAAGGGATACTGGCAGGTCTGGTGCACTCCACCTAGTACATCCTCAGTCTCAGAAAAGATTAAAGCTCCATTATCTGCCGAAAATGCAATCCCACTATCCTCACCCAATTCTTCAAACTTAACGGTTTCATTTTCATACAAACCGGGGAATTGATTAAGCAAGGCCTTTACAGCGATTGTCAGCACATCATATCCGCTTGCGTCTTTTCCTATTGGTTTTCGTTCATCACCCACGCTTTCCACCTCCAGCCGTTTTCTTGGCTTGCTTTATCCATGATTTACCATCTTTTTTCTTAGCAGCATCAAACCATAATGCCTTTGCTCCAGCTCTTGAATATGTTAGATTTTCTTTAGCGTTTGTTTTTCCTCCATATTGACTTACCAATACTTTGGGTGGTTCCCCCTTTTTTGCCCATGTGCTACCAGTTACAGAGCTTACCATTGTTTTACCCATATACAAAAAACGGCCCTGTGAACCGTACGCAGCATATACTTGTCCTGTTCCTTGTATTGCTGCGCTCGCTGCTCTGGTAACATCCACAAAATCGCCTGTAATCATAGGCATAAAAGGAACCATACTATTCATGATATTTCCGTCAAGCTGATATTGCGCGCGCTGGAATTGCTTATCAAACCGGGTCAAATTAAGCTTGATTTTGATATCACCATCAACAACGGAGAATCCTTTAAAATGTGTTATTTTACTTGCCATAATTCACTTATGCAATCATCTTTGCACTATTTTCTTGGATAAATGTTTTAATCTGCTCATATCCCCAACCGCAGCTTATAAGGCTACTCACCAGCATTTCCATAGATTCAATCTGTTTTAGTTCATCCGCTGTCACATACTCCCGAATACTTTCTTTTCCCTTGACACCATACTGTTCCTGGAGTTCTTTCATGGTCTTACCAAAGATGGTCTTATAAATTAATTTAGTATAGTTGGGATACATGAACTTCTTATGAGGACTATCAGCCACCTTCATTTTGATGGTGTCGGTCAGGATGTGGCGAACAATAACGCCCTTGTCCCTCTCAATCTGCCACTGCTGCCGCTCTGTATAGATTCTCTTAAGTTCTTTTTCCATGGTGTTGAAAGCCTTGATATAATCCAATTTCCACCGTAAAGCCTTTTCGCCCGTGAAACCCATAGCAAGCAGAGAGAATCCATCTCTGTCCATTTCATACATCGGATATTCTTTCCCGCGGTTCTTATATGTGGTCAAGGTAAAGAAATTGGCGGCGGAATTTTCCGCCACGAGTTTCCGTATACTTTCAAGCACATCTTTATGCTCTTTCTCAAAATGCTCTGCCACTTTCAAGCTTGTGGTAACCAATTTTTCCTCGTATCTTTTTCCAATAATTTCTACTAACATAAACTCCATCCTTTCTATGTGTTTATTTACCCAATAATTCAAAATGCGGAATCATAGAATATGGTCCGCCGACAGAACTTATGAGAAAAACAAAATCATAACGGTTATTCATAAAATCATAAAAACCAGAAGTATAATCATCCTCATTGACAGCTCCATCGGTCCATTCTCCCTCCATAAAAAAATCGTCTGGACCAAAAGTGATTGAATCGTCCAGCAAATCATTTAGCTGTGATTTCCATGCTTTTGGAGGTAGCCAAGGAAGTTCTTTTCCAGATACATCATGGATTATCTTCTGTCCGTCTTTCTCCGAGAAAACAATATGTAATTCGGCATTGTCTGTATTGTCTGGTCCGTACTTCTTAAGCAGCTGTCCTTTATCAGTTATTAAGTCCACACCAGAAAGTACATGAGGATACCACACAGCAGCCGTGCGTGATTCATATAGATTGAATATTGTCACCGTGGCATTATACATGTAGTATCCCCTCCATTATTTATTCATCTGCTTATACATCTGGTTAACGCCTGTAGCCGCCAGACCAGACACAGCGCCTACCGCTACAGCCGTGATATAGTCAGTTGCCGGGAAATCTGGTATGGTTCCCATTCCAAGCGCGCCCAAAGCGCCACCCACTACAGCCATAATGACCGGAATCCATTCGTCCGGTATCTTCTTTGCCGCTTTGCATCCAAGACCAACCACATAGCTTAAAGCCACAATAGCCACACATGTTCCCAATGTCGTTATATCCATATCTACCCCATTCCGGCGTACAGCAATGGAACGCCATTATTATCTCTTACTCCCATCAGATACACCTTTGCAGTATCATACAGGAGTTTATTGGTTGCCTGTTCATCCCCTGCCGCAGAGTATACAGAACTCCAGGCTTTAGCTCCGTTAGCTATTTCAGAAGGGGATGCATAGCTGATTGATTCGGAACCGGACGACTTTGACGTGATAACGCCTGTGGTTGCGCCGCCGGTCCCGCTGGTTATACTTCCAGCGGCGGCAGATAGCGCCTGTTTTTCTGCCAGTTCCAAACCATACAGCTTATCAGCTAAGGCACATACGGCTTTCTTGATTTTGGTTTGCGCTCGTTCATTATCTGGGAGGCCGTCAACCAACCTATCTCTAGTTACAATGTCAAGAAAGTCGCTTGCCCGTTCTGCTTCTTTATCAAATGATTGGGAATCCGGTATGGCACTGCCGTAGTATTTTGTTGTGTAAAACTCATAATCAGCATAGGCCATGCCGGTTCCTCCTTATCTGCTTCTTGCTTTCTTGCTCCCTGTCAAATCTTCGCCGTCAGCGTCCAGGGATAGATTACTGGCGGCTACGCTCCCCCCGCGCTGATGGTGATAACTGCAATACCATCAAGGTATTCCGCAAACAGAGTTAATCCCATAATTGCAAATGCCTCGGAAACAGCGGTGTTGTAATTACCCTGGGTGTGGAATCCGATAAGGTTTGTTTCTCCGGCCCCTGTGGTATATACCAGTCCAGCCCGTGCAAAATCGCTTTCATTTGGGTCAATATAGTACATTACAATGTTTTCCACTGGTGTAGCTATTACTTTTCCTCTTGCAATTTCCGAGTCTGACAGCAGGAAGATTGTATTGAATCCCATGAAATCTTTGAGATACTGGAAACCAAACTGATTCTGCACAGTGATTTCAGCAGCCCCCAAGTACTGGTATACATCCAGAATATTCACAAATCCAACCACCCCCGAAACATTCCGGTGCATCTGTTTGAATTTGTTTTCTACCATTCCTTTTGCCATAGCAAGGGCCATCTGGAAGGTGGTTTCTGTTCCGGTAAGTGTACCGGTATTCAGATATGTATAGAATCGTTCTGTTACATCCGACTGGAGCTGGAACAAAAATTCGTCGTCTGTCATCTGTACGGCATTTTCATAGCCGTGGTCCTTAATTGCTTCAATGGAAACGGCCTTTGCATACTTCTCTATGGTCATTTCCGCATATGTCTTTTCCTTTACTGTAAATTTGCTGTAAGGGATTTCCTCTCCTTCGCCTACAGCACCGCTCTGTAAAGTTCCTTCTGCATATTTGCTTTTTAGCACCGCCCCCGGTGTTTTCTTAATAGGACGCATAATCCCCAGGATATCCCGGAGGTGCTGCCAGTTCCGTTCAAACCGGGTCACAAAATCAATTTCTCGCGCTGTTACCTGTATGTCCGCGCTTGTGATTAAATTGGCTTTTGCTGCCATTACTGTTCTCCTTTACCAAATAAATGTAGGTTACTGGCGATTGCAGACTGTCGCTCAGACGGGTCCTTAATCGCTTCAATATCCTTTCGTGTCATAGTTCCTGGCATATTCTGCTTACCTACTGGTGCGGTAAACCTTGCCATGTTCTGCTGTGCCTGTTGCTGCGCATCATCAATAAATGCCGAAGAGTCCTTTTCTTTCATTTGAGATACAAGGTCATTAAGCCCAAGGATTTTACCATCTTTCAGCTTTAAACCGGCCTCTTTTACTTCTGCCATAATTGCACGTTTAGCTGCCTCGCTGGAAAATTTAATACCTTCAAATTCTGTCTTAAGCGCATCCGCGAAATCACGTTCATAAAGCTGTTCCTGGGCATTCTTTTCTGCATCTGCTGCCTTTTGTTTCCAGTCAGATAGTTCCCTCTGCATCGTCTCCAGGTCAACCCCTTCAAAGCCTTTCAGCGTTGTTTCTGCTGCTTCTGCTTTCTCTTTCCAGGTGTCCCGGTCCACGCTCAGATTGTCGTTTTCTTTCTGCAACTTTTTGAGGTCTTTTCCATTTTCAGCCATGACAAATGATATCTGTTCCTCTGTCAATCCCTGTGCTTTTAATTCTTCGGTTTTCATTGATGATTCTCCTTTTCCGTTATTAGGTTATTTGTAGGTGTGTAACCGTCCACCAACGGTTGCCATTTTGTAGGACTTGACTTGTCCAAAAACGCACATGCCGGAAATTGCATCCGCTTTTCAACCTCCAGGCTGTTCACGCTATGCGCTAGAACCTGTTTCTTTTAAGGACATGTGCTATAGGAGGGAGGTCAATATAAAGAAAGAGCCAAACAAACTCTTGCATCTGTTTGGCTCTGCGTCTGGCGTCTGGCTCTAAAGTTATGTTGCAGGTGATAAACCATTTTTTCCTATATCACTTGCTATTCCTTTTTCGATATTCATTATGAATGTATTCTTGCATACAGGGCAAAATACGGGAAGGTTTTTAGCAACCGTATCTGGTCGTATTTTAGTCCGAGTTTTATTGTTACATATAGGGCAGTACACCCAACTGTCTTTTACCATGTTTTCACCCTTTCTGCTTATTCCTACTCCCATTTTACCGTATTCCCAGAAAATAATCGTCCCCACATTTTAAATATACCATTGACTTTACGCCCTTTTGGGCGTATAATATAATCAGTGATAAAGAAAGGGGATAAAAACAATGACAGTAGCCGAGTTAAAAGAAATGATAGATAGCAACGATTGGGATATTAAATATAGTAGGTTTGGAATCCGCATTCAGGAACAGCCCTTTGAACTCGGCGCTATGGACCACAATTCAAAGGTATGGATTGACGAAGAGGAAACCGATGAAGAGCTTAACGGTGTATGTGCCATTGATTTAAACTCTCCCGAAGCCGCCGAAGCTCTTAATGGTAATGGATATTTTGGTTCCTACATTGCCTTGATTGCAAGCGATAGTTACGAGTACGGTTTTGATGCAGGTGAAGTTATTTTAAAAGATGCAGAAGTATTGTTTATCATAAAATGATGGAGGAAATCATGAGAAGATACCCAGACTGTATCAGGACTGATGGACTATGCGGGGCCTGCTCCGCATCCAGTTATGGCAGGGATTGCCATAACAATAATATCAATAAACTGTTGTATCAACGTTCCCTATCCGGGATGACCCAGCAGCAGGTGGCCGACTCTGCGGGAATAAATATCCGCCAGATACAAAAATTTGAATCCGGAGAAAGGGACCTTGGCAACATGACCCTGCGTAATGCCTTGTCATTGGCAAAAGCCCTTGACTGTGAGGTGAATGATTTAATATAGGAGATAGTATGGCACCAAAAAAAGATATATCGGGACAAACATATGGATATCTTAAGGCAATTAGGTGTACCGGAGATAAGAAGAACGGGAGCTATTTGTGGGAATTCGAATGCATACTATGCGGAAAGCATATTATAAGGCGTATTGGTCTGGTCACTGGTGGAGAAATTATTTCATGCGGTTGCTATAAAGCCAGAAATCTTAAAAACAAGCCATTGTCCGATAAGGTCGGTCAAGTTTTAGGGACAAACATATCCCGTATTACCTCTAAAAAGCCCCAGTCAAATACATCGTCCGGGCATAGAGGAGTATCTTTGCATCGCCAGCAAGGTAAATCAGATACTTGGATTGCTTACATATACTTTCAAGGAAAACGCTTTTATCTTGGGAGATTTGCAGACAAACAAGAAGCTATTAAAGCGCGTGAAACTGCCGAAAATCAGATTTTGCCCCGGCCTCACCCTGCACCCATAATATTCCCTGGTTGGTCTGCGGGACCTGTGGAACCTGCGTCTGTTGCGGCATCTGGTATGGTGCCTGTAACTGCTGCAATCGGTCCATAGGTGGTTGCATCTGCGGTTGATATGGGTATGCGTTTGGATATGTATTCAGATAGTTTGGATTGATAAATGGTTGCGGCATTATATCCCCTCCGTTCTTTTATAATCCAATTATCCCATAAAAAATAAGCCTCTGACAGTTCGTCAAAGGCTTATAAAAGTATCAAGAAAGTATTTTAATATCCAAAATCATCAAACTTGCTAATTAAGCTAATAAACGCTTGATAATAAATTTTTTAATTCACTTCTATTAATGTCTTTTTATTTTCAGTCATGTAACACATACTTTTATGTCCATCATCACATAAAACTTCAAATAAATTTGTCTTAAATAAAAAATGTGGTTTTCCAAGTACATATTTACGTATTGTTGTATAATTTACTAACATATTTCCGTTTATATCAAATCCTTCTGAAACAAGACGATGTTCCTGAAATGTAGCAGGATAGGACGCACCATCAATCTCAATTATGCACTTTTTATATGTCGTATCATATTCTCGTTCAGTTCTGACAAACATATCTTAATCCCTTCTCCCATCCATAAATCATATGATTTTCTTCCTTATTAACATACCCTTATGATTTTGTTGTTTACCTTTCTGCTTAATCTCTTGGCTGTGGATACACTTACGTTCATCAGTTCAGCGCAATATTCCAAAGGATAATTTTTAGCCCGGTACTCAAACAGCGCCCGTTCTTCATCCGTAAAGTTACAATATGTACGAAAATAATTTAGTTCTGGCACTGTAAAGTCATATACCTTCAAAGCAACGCTCCTTAAATACCCTCTGACAAATGCTTTATCATAGCTTCTTTGGTTTTTTTTAAACCCTCTATGTTGTTACCGGTTATACGATTATCAATTAATGCTATCATTCCCTGGCATAAAAGAGATTGCATATCTCTTATTTCTTGGATAGATTTATAATCCTTTTCCACATTTATTTCTAATTTATCCACTCTGTTTTTTAGCTTAAATGCCGGGTGAAACAATTTATATATTACGGTTCCTGCTCCTCCAAGAGTAATAAGCCAACCGCATACAACCATAATAGAGTTTAATGTTTCCATAAGTTATCGCCTTTCCCAGTAGTATATTGGTATTTCTTGACCGCTGTCCCATGTGTCCCAGTAATAACCATCCTGCACACACACCACATGCCCTGTAATTGCTAAGATGTACGTTCCTGTGGGATTATCCTGGCAAAAGTTATCAACCGTGTAAACATCTTGTCCGTGGTCATCCACTATGTACCGTTTAAACCCATTTTGACGTAGGTATGCACCCCACACATGATTGGATGATGGCATATCAGATAGAGCACACGCACATACCGTCACTCCGGCAAATACCGTTTCCCAGTCGCTGTCAAGGGCTTTTGTTATAGCCCGGATAGGGCAATCCCCCACACGCTGATTGCGTGGATTAGGGTTGAATAATTTCCATCTGCTCATTCTTCTTTTCCTTTCGCATTCTGATACCGCCGCGCTGCTCCCCTGGCCTTTGCCGCTTGCTCCCGGTTCCATCTGGCAATCTGTAGCCGTTCCTGCTGGGTGCGCAAGTCGTTCGTTTTACAAAATTCGTTATATGCCTTATTCTGCCGCTGTAACAGATACGACTTGCGGTCAAGGTCTAACTGCATTTCAAATTTAACTGATTCGTCCTTGCATTTATCCACGGCCTCCTGCATCCCCATGACCTCGCGTTTGGTCTTTCTGATGCGCCGTTCAAGCGTTCGCTGCCGCTTCTCCAGCTGCTCAACCTTGTAATTGTCTGCGGTTTGGATGTCTTTGTATGGATTGTTTACCCCATCACCGCTTCCGAAGGAATGACGGCAGTTCCATCCACATAACCCTTCACCTGTTCCGTATCCAGTCTGGGAAAATGGAGGAAAGCGCTTATCCTTTCCAGTCCTGCTGTAAAACTGCCCTTGCCACCATAAATGATTTCCTGGATTCTGCCCTCCATCCCCGGTTCTGGCCCCGATGTGCGCCGACACCAGTATGATATCCCAATCCATTTCTTCCATACGGTTAATAGAGATATCTCCCGTGGCCTGGGCTACTCCGGTGCGTACTGCGCGCGCTGTGGCAGTTTCTATGGTATCTTTGTGGCCCGAAGGATAGTGTACTATCACTCCGCCCGATACCACATTATTAACTGCTTCTTTGACAGCCTGTGTGTACGATACAGCCCCAGAAGATACAAGGTGGTATGCATTATCACATTCGTTTATAAAAAGCCTTTGTGCGGCTTCTGCTGTGGTCCTAGTATAGTTTTCCCACTCTCCCATTGTTGCATCCATGTTGCGTTCCATCAATCGAATAAGCTGCGGTGATTGAGTAATCGGTGTTGGAGACAAACCAGCAGCTTCATATATTTTATGGTCATATTCCAAGGCCTTGACCCCCGCTTCTTCCATAGCATCCTTGATTTCCTTTTCCTGTCGCTTAGTGATTTTGGATAACTCTGCCGTTATGTCCTCCAGCAGATATCTTGCATCCTGCAATATCTGTATTCGCCATCGGTCAGAGGAGGTGAGCAGGTAATCATCACCGCGGCCTATGCGTATCATCATGCGGTCTATTATCTGACGGATAATGTATGTATGAAGCTGGGAGGCTATTTCTTCGCTTCCTTCTGCGATTCTTGCAAGGTAATCAGGGCTTAACATTTACTCTTCCTTCTTTCCCTTATGTCTAATCGACCATTCAAATACTTTCGGGGCAAATGGACCAAGTGGTATATTGAATACTATCCAAATTAATAAGCTTCTCAATTTATTCCTCCTCAAACATCCTAGGTCCATCCTTCGGCTGTGCTTCCTTTACCATAGCTTTTGCATCTTCTTCAGATAATCCTTCAAACTTCCGAAAATACATCCAGGCCGGCACCTTTCCCTGCACAACATACTGCCACCATCTTGCCCGGTCCTCTTCACGGTTGTATGTAATGTCCCCAAAATCATATGTTATTTCGTAGTTTCCGGCTGGTGCCAGTCCGTACAGGTCAGCATATACATTGAGCGCATATATTGCCCCGTCAAGACAACTTTCCAGTTTGTCGCGCACATCCTTGATTAGCTGTATGGTTCTCCTGTCGTCAGCCTCTACCTGTGTGGCTGTGACCATTCCTGTTTTTTCATCAAGCACAAAATACCCATTGGAATATCCACACTTAAATCCCACAAATGAGAGTAGGTTGTTTATTCCGGTAATTCTGATATCAGTATTCAACGATGGAACAATCTCCTGATAGAAAGACTCTGTTCCATTTCCAAATACATTTTTAACATAATGAGGAAGCTTTTCATTGCTCATGCCAGCATAACGGCCTTTAATGTTTGTACCGCTTCCAAACATCAGCTGGTCGTCTGCCAATATAATCTTCTCACTGTCAAATATTTCACCCACGTTTCGGCTATATGCTATATCAAGGTCCTTTAATTCTTCTATGGCCTCGGCATACATCGGTAATCCCAAAGGTGATAAAATATCCAAATTATTAGCCTGTGGAGTGCGAAGTATGCCAAACATGGGACCATCTATTTTCTCATTGTTTGCTTTAAGTATAGGCGGAGTTTCTGGAAGCAAGTCGGACCACTTAGTCCTGTTTAATGCTATCGGGTCACCCACACTTTTTGAAGAGCGGGACACATAAGCTCTATTGGATATGTAATATGGGTAATAGGTGTTCTCCCCATCCTTAACCTCAACAAACCGATGATACTCAAACCGAGTATAATACTTATCATTTTCGCTGTAGCTATCCTTGAATACGATTCCATAAATACCCTCATTATCACAATCTGTAATGATAAAGTCCATCGGTGTGAATATGTCCAGTCCCTTACCATTTGGCTTAAGGATGATTGTGCCGTAGGCCATACCATACTCTACCCAGTGGCGAATCTGGAAATATATCTTATCAATCTGCTCCTGGAGCCATTCCGCCCGCGCGCTCCCATCAATCTGTATTCCGATTGCCAAAGTAGCAAGCCGGGCCGTCTCCGAGCATATAGCCTTTGCAAAGTTGATTGTCTTAACGTTATCGTCAACATTCACCCAATAGGGAGTACCCCGGTAGATATTGGCGCACTCTGTAATCTTGCTTTCCATCTCCGGGGATACCACTGATTCAACGTTGAAATCTTCTTCTGCCTGTCGCTTGAATATCATTCCTATCACCTTTTTAGCCCATGTTATTAGTCCCATTTAGTCACCCTATAACTCGCTTTAGCTTCTCTATGCATTTTTTGCAAAAATGTATGTCTCCCGCAATTTCAGTTGCGCATTTGCTGCATACGCTTTTGTCACATGTATTAGTAAACCATTTAAAGCTATTTTCATAATCGGTTGTTCCATCATCATTTTTAAAATGAAGTGTTCTCATTCTTCCCACTGGCATATCACAAAGAAATTCTGCTTTCCTCTTGCGGCATATCTGACACCGTTCATTTTCTGGCAGGATTTTCGTAACATTACTCATTATTAGTATCCACCCTCGTTCTGACATAGCCACTCTTTCAGTGCTACATGCGCTTTTGCAAAGCACAATTCCATATCACCATCCTGTACACTCAATATTTCAATGTCTTTTCCGCTTTCATCACACCCTTTTTTCCAGATGCGAATACACCAATCCATAATTTTTGAATAATATATATTCATGTGCATAGGATAGTTGTTTACTTTATCATCAAAAAACTTTAAAAAGTCACTCATTACGCGCTGTTCCCCCTTCGCATTGATAATGGGCTTGTGGCATAACGAAGAGCGTCAATCCAGTGGTCGTTTCCATCCGGGTAATCTGCTATCACTTCTCCATTACTGTCTACCTCATGCTCATATTCTATGATTTCTTTATATGCCCGCGGCGTGCGCGCCGGGTCTATAACGATTGTACGGCACTGCAACCACTCAAACGTATATTTCCTACTACCCGGTGTTACAATGGCTTTACGTGCCGGTAAACCAGCGTCACGGAAGTCTATAATGCTTTCTTCTTCATCCACACCGCAATAGATTGTATAATCATCGTACCCAGCCGCCTGTATATCCTCCACCATCTTACTATTACGGATTTTACAGCCACCCATTTCATCAAGCAACACAACCAATTCTTTGTTTGGTATGTAAGCAGCCCGGATAAATGCTTTTGGGTCCGGGAACCAGCCCCAGTCTTGCCCCTGGTATATGCTTTGGTATTTCTGGATTTCCTCGTCTGTGATTGTCCGTACATCCAGCATATCAAATATATTTGTACCAAGCCCAACCGGCAATCCTAAATACTCGTGGTTGTATGCGCGCTCATTTGTAGCCTTCAGATGTTCGGCGCGCTCAATAAACATTTCTCCCAGCCATTCAACCGGCACAGAACGGTAATCGCTTTTATGCCTATACGCGCTATCGTCTGGAGTGTTCACATACTGATTCGCCCAGTTGCTTTGACTGATAGGCGGGTTGAAGGATTTAAATACAACAAACTTGCTGCCACCACGCAATACTGACTGTTCAACAGTTCGTATTTCTTCCGGTCCTGCAAATTCGTCCAGTTCTTCACAATTTTGTTACGCATATACCGTTTCCGTATACACTCACCATATTACTATGGTGTTCAGACTATATCATGTAAATGGAATCTGTTACCAATTCCACTCACCCCACTTTTTCAACCTCACTCGAGGCTTACTCTACTCGTTCTCAGTTATAGATTTCTCTATAACCTACCTTTCGATAGTCGTTGCACATTATTATTCGACATTCTTATAGCTTTTTCTTCTTACGCATTTATCAATTACAGAAGGACTTACATTATATTTTTTTGCTAGAGCGTTCATTCCAAACTCTTTATCATGTCCCTTATAAATTCTGCGAATTTCTCTCACTTCATCTTCGCTCAAAACATGATTCCCTTGTAAATATCCTCGAACTGGCTTTTTTAAGCCATTTGCATAAGCATGCTGCATTTGCTCCTCGCGGGTAGCCCATTCTAAATTGTCTGCGTTGTTATTGGATTTATCTCCATCAATGTGATTAACTGTAGGTTTATTTTCTGGGTTATTAACAAAAGCCTCAGCCACAAGCCTATTTGCTCGCTTTGTGTACTGTTTGCCATTCATGCACAAGTTGTACCATACATAACCATCATGCGATACTCTTTGCTTTAAAATGACTTCTCGGCCATGCTTATGGCTTTTTACCCTTCCTGTATTGCTAATCTCATAGTCCTCAAACCCTTTAATAATTCTCCAAATTTCTTTCATGGTATTTTCTCCTTAAATTCGTTTATTATATTGTACCATAAAAGATGAATTTATTAAATATTATGTCGAATAATCTTTGCTCAGGATTGTCCTATTTTGTAGGAGTTTCCCTGAATTTAATGGGTTTAACGTGGTCAGAAGTGTTTAACCACAAATATTTGAAGTATCCCTTACTAGCTTTAATTGACTTTGTTTTCTTTGCCTTGTCAAGTCCACGGAATATTATCTTTTGTCCTGTCGGCTTATAAACAAATCGGTATGGGCTTGTACGGGATTCCCATAATTCCGTTACTCCCAGTGCATCTATGGCCCATTGTATCTGCTCAAATACTGATTCCCCAATTGTAACAGCGTACTTTCGGAATATAACAGCATTGGACTCTGGGTCATCCATTATTCCCAGTACGATTTCCCCGGATATAAAAGAGGACTTCGCGGAACCTCGCCCACCATACAGGTCATAATATGTATGGTTTCCTTCCAGGATATCCCAGTGAACACCATAGAATGAAGGGGCGATTACATCAGTCAGATTTATTATGTCACTCATGCATCATCATTCCCTTTCTCCGGTTTTGGTATATCATTCAGTATAGTGACTCCTTGTGCATTTTCTCCCTTTTTTGTATTATCCATAAACTTATCAACTACTATCCCCATCGCTGTTGCAATTTGGGAGATAGTAGCATTTTCTAGCTTATGCGGGTCCGCCAGCTTTTCAAGATATTTATCAATAATACCCTGTGCTTGTTCTTTCCTGGAATCCATATATGCCAACATATCAGCTGTGTTCTGTTCTTTTTTTTGTGCGCACTTCTGCGCAATATCTGCACTTTTTGCGCATATGTTTTTTACTGTGTTATCTGAAACACCGAATTTTTTTGCTGTGGCACGATAGCTTCCAGATTCCACATAATCAGCTATTATTTTCTTTTTCTGTTTATCTGTTAATCTGGAAGCCACAATCACCACCCCTTATTCTTTGTGCTTCACACGGTATAATAGTCCTATACTAATTTTACCATGCGTGGTTAATGTAAATCGTCCCCACATTTAAGCGTATCCGTCCATCGTTCCCACCTCTATCCATCCTGCTCCTTCGTAATTTCCATAGCGATATATATTACCTCTTAGTGGGTATTCAGCAATAACTAAAATTACTGATTCTCTATATATCCTGTTCACTTGCTGAAAAATATCATCAAGCGTTAATGTTTTGTCTCCTTCTTCAAAATCGTTCCATGTTGGATTAAATAATACATTAAAAGGTGATTCAGTATTATTTGGTGATACAATGACAATAATATCAGCTCCACCCATATTATAAAATTTTATATCTTTTGGATTCTCAATTGACTCCATTTTTTAATTTCTCCATTTCCTCCACAATTTTTTCAAGCATTACCATATCTTTAACGGTTAATTTTTTACTGGCCTCTATAACCAATCTCAAAGCATATGAAAATTATGTCACCCGTATAGTACTATCAGTGCTAATTATCCTTTCCACCTCCCAAACAATGTCATCAACCTCCTGTATTCATCCAACGTTTTTCTTTGGTACCCATAAAAATCATCCCGTTTAATTGGTATGTTCTTTCTCTTACTCAATTTGTCATATCCGATGTTACCTACAAGGCTCTCATATATTTCCACTTCTAGGCCAGGAGCGGAGGATATGGCACACTGAAACAATGTAAGCTTATCTTCTACGCTGGCGGTCTGGCAGTATTCTTTTATGCGCTTGGCTTCATCATCGGCAATGCCATAGTCGCTATAGTTCTTGTCCCTGGTTCTCATATCCATCCTTCCTAAACATTGACCCTTTCCCTTACCAATCGAAGAGTGCGGGGATTAGACTGTGCATAATACCGTGCCGTAACTCCTGGGTCTGCATGTCCCATAATCTCCTGTATGGTCCCAATATCAACTCCTCTGTTCTTCAGATTCATTCCCAGCGTCTTTCGAGACTTATGCGGATATACCCGGCATGTTAATCCGGCCCTCTTTTTTATGGTTTTCAATATTGCTCGGAATCCGCAAGTAGTCATTTTCCCATACGGTTTTCTGGAGCGTGGGAACATATACAGGCAATCATCTTTTCTGCTGTCCAAATACAGTCCATAATAATGCCGCGCATCATCATCCAGATAGATTGTGCGGTATCTTCCGCCTTTCTCTCCCTGTATCCATATATCGCCGGTTCTCATGTCTATCTGGTCTAGAGTTGTTTCCGCAATTTCTCCTATCCTGGCCCCAGTACTTCGAAGCACTTCCAGTAAGGCCCTTTCACGGATATTTTTACACGCATCCCTTAATCTTGCAGATTCTTCCGGGCTGTAGTAATCAATTGGTTTAATGGGTACTTTTTTAGCCGGTATAGACTCTACCGGATTATCTGTAATAAGCTTCTCAAGGCGCATCCATGTAAAGAATGCTGACAAAAAACGGCGCTCGTTATTATAAGTGCTAGGCTGGTTTTTCATTCCTCCACTGGACACATTTCTGATTTCATATCGCGATAAATACCAATCAATATCAGTGGTGTCCATCTGGTCGAGTGATTTTGTGCTTATCTCTGTCAGTAATCTTCGTATGGAATTAAGATAGTTTTCTTTGGTTCCTCTTGCTAAATCACGCTTTTTAATCAGGAATAACTGTATTATGTACTGATTCCGTTGACTTATATCATCTTTTCTTTCTACTGGAAGTGTAGTTATTTCTTCCATGTTCACCCTAACCAATTCCTGCTGCATTACATTTTGCAGAATGGTAAGAGTCTGCTGCTCCATGATATATAAGGACATTGCTACCAGTACATTGTTGATTATTTCAGCTTTAATTGTCTGTGTACTCATAATTATATCCTCCCATTCGTATTGATTTTCACGTCTGAGTGAGATATAATATACTCAGACGTATTTACGGGAGCGGTGGATTCATCTTGGCGGGTGTCCACCGCTGTTTCATTGTTTCGTACATACGTTCTTCCAATCTGTTTTTTATTGCCGGGGGAATACCCCGGCTTATCTTATGCGTTTCTTCTGGACAAATTTTATCCTTCTGGTATCAACCCCAAATGTTTGTAGTACACTCGCTGCCAGTCTAATTTCGGCAATGATGTCGTCCACGGATTCATCCTCCACCTTTGAGATAGTATACCGTTGCTGGTACAAGATTCCCACATCACTGTAATGCTAATTCTGTGTGTGTATTGGTTCATAAAATTCCTCTATCTGACTTTTTTCTTTTTCAGCATTCCAAAGCTTTGCATACATTTCTGGAGTGATTTCATGCTGAACAAGCGTAATAATCGCTTTCATAATCTTTTGGTCTTTCAAAAGCTCCATATATACCTCCAAATAACGATATAGTGGATGTGCGCCAGACCGGAACCCCTGGCCGTATGGTCCTCCATTATCTCTCCATAGGCACATCCGCTGCTGGTCTTACTGGTTGTGCATACACCAGAGCCACGCCAGCTATCTTTATGCAGTCACGGTCCTGCGAATCAGGTACCGGTATGCGCTGCTGTGTTATAAGCATTACACGGGCATCTGGTATGGACAAGGACTTCCCAGGTAACACCGGTCCATAAACTCCTCCGTTTCACCGCTCTCCAGCGCTTTAATAGCCATCTCGTAAACCTGTATCTGCCTCTCTGCCTCTGCTATAAAAGCTATTTTTTCTGGTATCGTGTTTCCGACAATTCCAGTGCGTACCATTTGCTCCCATCCCTTATCTGTGGTTTGGTAGCGGTATGCATTAATGTGTTCCTGTAATATCGCAATTGCTCCTTGTCTATCTATCATCCATCTACCTCCATGCGCCACTCAACATCCCATTTGATTCTCTGCCCACAGTGTCCGCAATATGGATAGCCTGAATTAACCCCTTCACCGCAAGATGGGCACAATCCGATATTCTCTTTGTCTTTAATAAAACATCTTTCATCCTCTGGTTTTTTTGCTATCTGTTTCTGTAGAGCTGATATGACAGCCTCAACATTTTTCAATGGTATATGTCTAAATGACTTAACCTCTTGGCATCCCATCAATTTTGCATTTTTAACTACCATTGATAGGTCTTTCGCGATTCCTTCTTCAATCATCTCTCTTCCTCCTGATGCATTTCGTCATATTGGTACTGTAAACGGCATTCTTTACAGGTTCCGTAAGGTTCTCCATCTCCACCCATGGTTCTTAATCCCGCACATAATCCTTCTTCCATTCCCGGATATTCAAAGCGTTCAGCCATATAACAATGGCAAATAGCTTGTTTGATTTTCTTTTCATCCAACTTTACTTTTCTATAAAGCCAATCCAGAAGCATAAGCAATTCAGCTCTTGTTATGCCATTGTGAGTCGCCTGCCCTAGATATAGCTTTATTAAACCCATCTTTTTTTCGTCTGACAGATTATTAAATTTCTCCTTATCAATCTTCATTCCTCTGCCTCCTTACAATAGCCGCTTTGTTCACACGTTTCGGCATCCTCGCAATAATCGCATTCCCCAGAACAGCTCTTTACCATTTCCTGTTCTTCTCCGTATCTGCTACTCATGGCTTTTCTCCTCTAAATTGGTGTTTTGATTACCTGGACGCCTAGAAAAATCAGGACATATGTCAGTCCTATCATATGCCGGTCGAAGAAATGCTTTAGTCATAGGTGATGGGTATT